GGGTCAAATCAAGATAAAAGCAAGATAAAAAACCTCTAAGTCAGGAGAGAGAGTTAAAAGATATATTAAAAACAGTACTAAAAACTATATACTGTAGAAAAAATCTCTGAACTTTCTCTCCTAACACAGGAAATTCCTGGTCAGTATGAGAGTAGTCAAAACTTTTATTTTTTAAAGTGGAAAAAAGGAAAACAAAAAATACCACCGAAAAATCAAAACCGTTGTTCTTTCATATAGTATGGACCGTGAATTTTTATCAATGTTTATGGGGTATTTCATTTACACCAAGAACCATCTTTTTCTTTAATAGAAGCAATGTTACAACCAGGGTGTTTACACTTATAGTACTTAGCATCTTTTATATAGTCAGTATTAAGATAAAGAGGGTTATCATAATCAAACTTACACTTATGTTTGATAAAACCAGATTTAAAGTCTGACCAAGACTTTTTATCAGTACCCCAAGACAAGAACCAGATAGGGCTAATTAAGATAATTAGTACCCATGAACAAATAGTTTGTATTACTTTCATAGCTATTAAAATTAGTTCTAAGGTGTCTATCATAGTTTCTAATGGTTAGACACCTTAGGGTGTTATAATTATATTCATCAAATAAAATCTATCCTTAGCTACTTGATTAACTGAAGAACCATTCTGAGGACTTAACAAGTTCTAAATCTAATGTCTTACCACTTTTGTTTAGATTTGGAATAGTAATTCCTTCTAATAGTTTCAAGTTAGGTTTAGTTTTTTCTATCTGTTCTCTTAGTTCAGTGTCTAAGGCTTTTAGAGGTTCACTTTTCATTAGATTAATGAATTCTTCTTTAGTTAGTTCTAATAACTTATCAACATGATTTGGAAGACAACCAAAAGAGTCATGTATCCAATCAGTATCAACTATACCTTCTTGTACTGTCTTTAATAAAACTCTTCTTAGTAATTCAGCATCTAAAGAGTGAACAAAATTAGGACTGATAGCTGATTTCATTTTTCTAGGTGAGATTTCATTTAAGTATCTTTTTTTAAGAAGAGTTGTTACTTTTCTTGAACCTGGTAAAAGACAACTAATCTGAGTACCTTGTCCTTCTTTCTTCTTCACATGTACTACATAGAATCCATCAGAGGTGTTCCAGGTAGTTGGTTTGTTAGACTTAGTAAGGATAGCACTCATCTTATGAATGTATGTTTCAAAAGCCTTCCCTCCATGTAGAACTCCTACAATAGATTGTCCAATAATTTTAGAGAATAAAGCTGCATTAGATTTAGTTATAAAACTTCTATCAATCTTAAGTTCTCTTAAAATGTCCCAAACCAGTTCTGACCTCCCTCCTTCTGTTCCTCCATAGTTTGATACCATTACAGGAGTTTTACAAACTTTTCTACCTTTTTCAGTTAATAGGTCTCTAAAGAGTTCTAGTTCTTCTTTTCTGTCTACATTAGTACCTTTAAGTAGAGAGTTGGTAATTACTAAAGCTTTCTTTGCAACTAGTAGATAGGCATCTTGTCTGTCCTGTACCCCTTTTTTAATAGTTGGTGTTACATTAGTAGCTAAACAACCATCAAGGTCATTAGTCATAGCTGATGTAAACTGGCTACCTGAATTACAAGCATCTAAGTGGACTCTGCCTTTGAATTCATAGTTTGGATTTTCATAGAATTTTCTAAGTTCTAGTTGATGTGCTAAGAACTGAAAAGGTTCTTCTGCCTTTCTCCAATCTTCATCAAGTAAGATTTTCCCTCTTTCAACTCTTTCACTGAATGAAATCTTATCTTCTCCAAATAAAGAAGTTAAGTAGGCTAAAGCCCATTCTACTCCTCTATCAGTTAAAACTTCTCCATCTCTGTATTCTAACATTGCTTTAATAGTGTCAGAACCTTGTGGTGATAAGCCTACTGGTATTGGATAAACTCGTCCTCTAAAGTCATAGGAGTGAGGGAAGTAGATTTCATCATAGTCTTGGTATAGTTCAGCTATCTCTAATGCTAGTTTGATTGCTCTGTACTTACCTACCTCTGATTCATAATCACTTTTCTCAGCTCTATAGATTTCAGCTTCTTTGAAGTAAGTTTGTTTAAGTAGAAGATTCTCTTCTTTCTCCTTTTCAGACAATTTATCTTCATCTAGGACCCAAATTGATTCATCTATCTGTGGGTACTCAACTTTTACAAAATCTTCAATGTTAGGGAATGAAAGTTCTTCTTTGATAATTTTCACCATCTCTTTGTTCACCTTCCATGGTACACTTTGTATGTGATTAATTGTCTTGAAGATATTTTCAGAATACTTTTCATAATCTACTTTCCCTCTAAATCTAACTAGTTGGTACTGATAAGTCTTATAACCTCCTACTAAACCATTTTCATCATCGTAAGACCAATCAACAGGTCTTTCTATCATTGGTTCTGGAAAGAAAGCATAACAAGAAAGTGTAGTTAATTGTTCTTTAATTTTTGAAGGTAGATTACATTGATAGTGTATTCTGGTCTGTATAACTCCACCCACTTTTTCTTTGACTGACTTAGAGGTTAAGAATTGACAATTATCAACTAGTATTTCAATAAACCTCCAAGTAGATTCAAAACTTAATTTTTTGAAAATCTTCTCCTGGACAGTAACTACATTTGAATATCTAGATACTGTTGAACCTTTTGTAGATATGATTAAGATAGAGGATGTTAATAGTAAAAGTGTTTCAGTAGTTTTTAGTAGAATCTCTTCTTCACTACAGAAGGTTTCTAGTAATTCATCAATGTAAGTACATCTAAGACTAGAATTAATCCACTTTTGTATAGTAGGTGTTAACCTAATAGACTCTTCTAATATAAGCTTTTGTCCTGTTTGTGATTGAGTAACTGTTCTTGAATTCTGGCTTTTAGAGTAGATATCTTTCCAGATTCTATCTTCACCCTTTAGTTTCATTTGTAGTTCATTAGAAACTTGATTCATATAAATTGATTTGGAGTGTTAGTGTTAAGTTTAAAGGTTTGTTAACCATTATCTCTTAGTTAAGGTAATTTGATACCTACTTCAAGAGACAATAGTTTAGATACTTTCTTTTACTATCTCAAGATTAGATTAATGATGAAGTAAATTGCTACTGAAGCTATAAAAGCTTGTTGGTACTTGGTTTTTGACAAAAAGTTTTTCATAATACTAGTTTTAAGTTTTTCTTATAAATTTACCACATAGTGGAACAAGTTCTGTTTTTACTTCAACACCTTTCTTTAATTGTTTTTTGTTAAGAAGGGTAACATCATTCTTAAGAATCTCTATTCTTCTGCCTTGATATCCACAAACTTCTCTATCAGGTTCTTGGACCTTAGTAGAACCTACATACTTATTTTCAATGAAATAGTCTACTGAGTAGCCTATGTGTTCAAATGTGGTTTGATGGATTGACATAATATTTGTGTTTTTAAATTTCTATGGGATAAAATTAAAGTAAAAGAATCTAATAAAAAACTTTTTTAGAGTTTATTTTTAAAAAACCTTTGTTCGTACTTCTCTAACCAATCTGACTCCCTATGGTCTCCCTCTAACTCTACACCTTCTTCATCTACAGGAATATACCTACCTGAATTGTTTTCATAGGTAAAGGTGGCTTCTTCCATTGTCTTACCTAAGTTACTTTGTTTTACCTTTAATACCCTAACTAATACTAAGTCAGAAGAGTTATACCCCATTCTATAAACCACTAGTCCATGGAAGCTCATTTCAAAGAAAGCAGAAGACCCTTTAACAGAATAGAAGTCTGGAACTTCATACTGTTTAGTCTTTTCATCTTTCTTTATTTTAACGGGATGAGCTACTAGGATTACTAGAACATCCATTTGGTGTGAGAAGTGAGTAATCTTTCTTAAAATCTCCTCCACTTTCTCAAACCCATTTAATCTTGACCCTTTTAAAGATAGCATATTATAAGGGTCTATTACTAGATATCTAATTCCTTCATCATTATTCTCTCTAGACTTTTGTATTTGTCTAGCTGCAATCTTCAGGAGGTTGGTAATATCTCCACCCTCTTTTGTAGTATCAATGTGTTTAATTTTAGAGGTAACAAAGTTAAGGTGTTTTCTAAACTCTGGAAGATTCTTTTCAGATAAGTATGATTTACAAGTAACATCTTTTCCAGACATTCTCCTTACTAACTTAATCACATGTTCTTCAGGAGACTGTTCATATCCAGCAACTAATGTTTCTTGATTGTAAAGTCTAGCAAGGTCTAAGATACATTGGTCTATCCACTCAGTCTTACCATGTCCTGGAATACCAGTTATAGTTAAGATTCCACTGCCTCTAAATCTAAAGATATCAGCAAATGTTTTAAGTGAGATTTCAGCTCCTACTCTGTTTCCTTCTCTAGCTACTTTTAAAACTCTTTCTTCAAAGTTAGAATAGTCAACCATTCCTTCAGTATCAGCATCTTCAACTTTTTCTGAACTTTCATTCTCAACTTTCTTCTTAGTTATGTATTCAGAGTAATCATACTCTGGCTCTTCTTCCCAATCCTCATCATCTTCTTTTGTAGTTTTATAAGGCCAAAGTTGCTGTGGATACTTTTTACAAATTTCAACTAATTCTAAGAATCTTGATTTATTTTCTCCTGACTTTTTATGGACAGCTTCTGCGTAATCTATCACAAAAGACAAGTCATCCTTAGGGTGATTGAAACCATACTTAGATAAGTCTAACATAGCCATCTGTAAATAGTGATAGTTATTCGAAGACTTTTGTTCTATGTTTTCAGAGAGAACTATTTGATAGAACTCCTCAGCATCTTCCCAAAGCTTTTTGTTCTTATCTAGTTTTTCTAACTCAACTTTTTCAGTTAGCTTTTCTTTCAAATAAACATTAGCAGGAACAGCATTTTCATTTACTAAAATTGAAGGGTCCCAAGTCATTAGTAGACAATCAGTAATAGAAAGGTAGTCAATAGTTCCATAAGCTGAAAAGTCTCTAGAGATAAATTTTCCAATCTCTCTATAAGTTTCAGCAGTAACTATATCTGGTTCTACATGACATAGTACTTTAAGTCCATTACCACTAGGTCCAACCATTACAGCAAAAACATAATCAAAACTATCCATAATGTCTTGTTTCAATTCCTCAAGGTTGTCTTCTGAGTCATCAATATCAATTATGATAATTCCACTAGATAATATGAAGTCTTTAGCTTGTCGGTAATCTCTAAATATTCCATGTACTGCTACAGCTGGTACTTGTTTTTTAAGTATGTCTTTCCCACTTCTTATCTTTTGTACTAATTCTTTGTACTTTCCTGTTCTAATTTCTTCAATACAATTTTCTAGATTGTAGGGTTTTCTAACTACTTCAGTTTCTGTAATATTTTTGAAGTAACTAATCTCACTCTTGAGTAGTTCCATTTATTTTTGTATGTAGGTTAGTATAAAATCTTTTTCAGTACTATTTTCTCTAGTTCTAAGTAATCGTTTTAAGTCTTTTCCATATCTAGTTTCTTCTCTACCTCTACCCTTTTTACCTTCTAAGATACTATGAAACATAATAGTATAAGTTTCAGTATCAATGAATGATAAAGATTGTTCATAAGATATTTCATCTCCATGTTTGAGGCCTATTTCAGAAGCATTAAGGAAAGATTCTCCAATCCTGGTATGATTTACTTCATCAAGGTATTTGATAAACTTAGACATTCTAAAAACGGTTTCTGGAATAAGATGTTGTCTCATTACAGGCTCATCTTTCCATACAGAGTATCTATTAGAGACTACTCTTTTAATTTCTTCATCTGAATATTTTTCTAAGAGACTATTCAACAATCTTACTCTTTCTTCTGTAGGTCCAAATTTCCTTTGGTACAGATTATTCATGAATCCTAGTACATCTATGATTACTGGTTTCACTTCAAGTTTTTCTAATGACTTGATAGCATTTTCATAACCACTCCAAATAATGAAGCCATCTCTGTGTAAACTGATTAGTTCTTTTTTGTGTTTTAAGAAACTAATTTTAGTCTTAGCTTTTGCTAATGTGAGCTTTGAGTCTTTTTCTTTAAGAAGGAGAATGGTTATAAGAATTCCTCTTCTGACAAGACATAATCTATCATCTAGTATGTCTGATATACCTTTAATATTAACCTTCATAGTTTATTTTTAAGGGATAAAGATAATGAATAAATATTGTTTAAAAAACTTTTATTCAAGTTATTTTATAAAAACCACTCTAATTAAAGAGTGGTTTAGATACTACATTTCTCTAGTATTCTGACTAACATCAGGTATTACTAGTTCTTGTTCTTTTTGACTAACATCATTATCACTGATATAAGCATTATCTAATTCTTCTTCAGTAACTTCTCTTTGTTTTAAAAAGTTTAAAGTAGACTCATTCCTAGATAAACGTAAGTCAAATCTAGGAGGAACATGATGTTCTTTGAGACCTTCTTTATAACACTTTAGTGAAATGTTTGTCACATATGGAGCCTTAATAGCTAAAAAGAATGAACCCATTTTAGGAACCTGTACCCTATTACCAAGTAAAACTTGTTCATACATAATATCCATTAAGTCATCTACTACTTCTTTTACATTATCATAAACAAATCCAGTTCTTTGAGAAACGAGTTTTGCTAGACTAGCATTAGTTAAGTAGGTTTTTGGCTTCCTTTTAGCAAGAGGTTTTAAAACCCTCTTTTTACGGAGGGTTTCTTCAATCTTATCTGGTGTCCAGATGGAGTCTTTTTTCATTATTCTATATAGTATTCAAAATTAGTATTATTTTTACTCTTACCTTTTAACTTATCACTAAGTCCACCTGAATCATGACTTATTGATTCTGCTGCTAATTTAACTGAATCAAAGATTTCTTTTGTTTCAGTATTAATAACTTTCTTCCAGGTCTTTTTATTCCTTAGTAATCTTTCTTTTTTTGTTAAACTATCCCATACTCTTTTAATACTATTTTTATTTCTAAGTTTTTGTTCTTCTTTTTGTTCTTCAGTTAGATTTAGTTTATGTCTTAGTTGACCTTCACTATTCCTTTTTCTTGTCTCTTTAGAATGAACTCCACTTTTATCACTAGTTTCAGTAAGTTTCAAATTAAGTCCGTTAGGTCCTAAGACATCATAAAAGTCTTGATAGTGCCTTTCTCTTTCGTTTAAAAGTGAGATTTCACATTCTTCAAGAATTTCAAAAGTATGATTTTCAAAACCGTGTTTCAAAAAAGAACTTCTTAAGTTTGCCTATATGACAATCAATTCTGTGTTGTTTCCAACGAAACTTAATATCAACACTCTGACCGATATAAATTTTACTAGTCGGAGATATGATTTTGTAAATTCCAATCGTTTTAACTACAAGCTGAGTATCCACAAGAAGAACACTTAAGACAACCTTCTGTCATAATGATTTTTTTCTCTTTACACTCTGGACACTCAATTCCACCTTCTTTAGAATAGCTTTGTAAAACTTTAGCTATCACTTGATGAAATGAGTTAATTGTAGCGAACTTGAATATTGTTTCAGCAACGAATCCAGGTTCAACTCTGTGTCTAAGAAGTGAACTTAACATCCTAGTAGAATTCTGTTCATTCTCAATCATATAGTCACTAAGACTTTGAACTAGAACTTCTCCACCTGTTGACATTAAAGTATAGACCCCTTTACCCTGTTTGACTATTACAGCTTGTTTGAGTTTCTTGGATAACTTGTTCTCTCCACTGTTTGGAATAGCAAATACTTCATAAGGTCTATCATCTAACTTACCAATAAAGATAGCAAAATCATTACCTCTAGAGGTTTTAAAGAAGACATCACATTCAAGTTCAGAAGGTCTCTTAGTTGAATGGTTATACTCAAACTCCTCTTTCTTATTTAAGACAGAAGTAGTAGAAAGTACATTTCCTCTAGAATTATCTCTATAAACAGTTACTCCTTTACAACCTGAATCAAAAGCCATCTGATAGACATCTTTCACCATCTGTTCAGTTACAGATTCTGGCATATTTACAGTTACAGAAATAGAGTGGTCTACCCATTTTTGAATAAACCCTTGCATCCTAACTTTCTCTACATAATCAACATCTGTTGAGGTGGCACCAAAATAAGGAGACTTTTCAAAAATCTCTTTTAGTTCACTCTCTTTCAAGGCAGCTAAAATAGATTCAGCTTTTTCAAAAAGAATACCTGTTGCACCAGCATAAAAATCAATGAAAGTTCTTTGGAAGACTGGAAACTCAACCCACTTGTCTCCAACTTCATCAACATAGTCAAACTCTAGTTCACCAGTAACCTTTTTCTTTCTAAAGTACCAAGGGTAAAACATTGGTTCAACTCCACTAGTAGTTCGTGTAAGAAGTGATACTGAACCAGCTGGTGCTATTGTCAATATAGCAATATTACGTCTACCAATTGATTTGGCTCTATCAATTAACTCTTGTGTCATTAGTTCATTTTCTTCTAAACTAAATAGTCTAGTTAAGAAACCACTAGATTCAATATCTCTATTATTCCAAAGTGGGAAAGCTCCTCTTTCTTCTGCTAATTCAATAGAGGCTTCATAGGCTGTAGTAGCTAATAATTGATGTAGTTTTTCAGCAAATTCTGTACCTCCTGATGTACCATACTTGATACCAAGTGCTGCCATCATATCACCTTCACCTGTAACTCCTAGTCCTGTTCTTCTTCCTTCTACAGCTTTTTTACGAATCTTTAACCAAAGTTCTTTTTCTACTTGTTGGTAAGTTTCTTCAAATCTCTTCTCTTCAATCTCCTCTAAGATAGCATCAATTTTTTCAATTTCAAGGTCTACAACATCATCCATTAATCTCATTGCAAACCCTACATGTTTGGTAAACAATGTATCTTCGAACATTGAATTAGACTGAAATTTATTTGAAACATATCCATACAAGTTTAAAAGAAGTAGTCTACAAGAATCAAACGGAGGTAAAGGAATTTCACCACAATTGGCTGATTTAATTGAAGAACCCAATCTCTCTTTCTTGGCAGTCCACCCATCAAAGTTTCCTACAAAGTAGTTATGGTACTGTTCTACTACCCCATTATAAACATCTTCTATTCCATCTTCTACAATAGATTTTACTGTAAACAAAGGAAGTTTTCCAAAGATTTCAGAATCACGGTTTAGTAAACCAGAACCTTTAGAAGTTTTGTACCTAGAAACAGTACGTAATTGGTCTCCTTTTTTAAGTTGGTCTAATTCTACTTTCAAACCACTCTTTAGATAGAACTGGTGTTTTTCTGTAGCTCTAACGAACTCTCCATCTGAGAAAGTTACTTTAAAGATTCTTTGTTTTTCAGCAACAACAGTTGGAGCTGTCATCTTTTTGATAACAATCACCTTACTTTCACTTTCACTGTAAACTAATACGTCTTTACCTTCTTCAGCTAATTCACGGAAAGATACATACCCTCTACCATCAGCTACAGCAACTAAAGTGTCTCCTGTGAAACAAGGGTTAGTTCCTTTTTCTTCCCAATCGGCGCCATAGAATCTACAAGGAGACTCATTAATGATTTGGTCCCAAAACAAGATACCTGGTTCAGCTGACTTCCAAGCATTGTGACAAAGTTTGTCCCAAATTCTTTGAGGGTCTACTTTTTTGTAATAGGTTTTTTGACCATTGATTGTCTTACCAGGATAGAGTTTATCGTATTCAAATAGGCTCTCTAAAGTAATTTCACCGTTAGAGTCTTGAAGAATGTCAAGATAATCTTCAGTTAAAATTTCATCAAGAGTTTTGTCAATAGGGAATGTTTGATAGAAGTCTTTCTTCTCCATAATACACTTCATGAACTCCTTGGTAATTTTTACAGAAACATTAGCTCCTGTAACTGAACCTGGAGTCATCTTCTTGTCAATAAACTTCTCAGAATCTGGGTGATGAATACTTACTGATAACATAAGTGCTCCACGTCTCCCATCTTGTTGAACTTCTCTAGTAGAGTTTGAATAACGGTCCATGTATAAAGACATACCACAAGACTGTCCTAAGGGAACATTTCCAGCCATAGCTCCTGATGGTCTTAAGTGTGAAAGGTCTTGACCTACTCCACCTCTTCTTTTCATTAACTGAACTTGTTCTTCATCAGCCTTCATAATTCCTCCATAAGAATCAGGATGGTTTCCAATCAAGAAACAATTTGAAATACTCGTGTTTGTAAATGGGTTTCCTATTCCAGCCATTGGAGAACCTTGCGGAACTATATAGTTGAAATCTTTTAGTAATTGATAAATCTCTTCTTCAGAAAGAGGGTTTGGGTACCTAGACTCAATTCTAGCAAACTCTTTTGCTATCCTTCTATGCATCATATCAGGATTCAATTCATAGTATTCAGTAACTTCACCAATTTTTTTCTTCAAAGAGTATTTGTCAATCCAAACTACTGTAGCTAAAGTATCTCCTCCAAAATACTCTAGTGTTGACTTTTCAACTTCCTCTCTAAGATAAACTGTTCTTTCATGTGAGTCTTTTACAATCTTCATTCTTATTTATTTATTTGGGTTATTATTCATACATAGAACTGCCTTAGTTATCTAGGTAGCTAAGATAGTTAATTACTTGTGTAATTTATTATTATAGTGTTTATTATTGTGGTACTTACTGTACTTCCCTTTTCTTTTTCCTGATTGATAGTCAAAAGATTTTTGTATCTCTGGAATGTCTACTATCTTAAGGTTTCTTTCAGAGTTTTCACCTAATATAATAGCTACCTTTTTAACACTTTGTCTAGGACCTTCTTCAACTGACTTTGATATCATTTCAATAAATTCAAATATAGCTGATAAACTCTTACCTTGTCTTGGGTGTTGAAGTAATACTACCTCTCCTTCAGAAATTTCATCTAAACTCCTTTTAAGTCCACCTAATAAATTTTTTTGTTCCATATTATAGGTCATTAATTTTGTTACTGAGACAGGACTCGAACCTGTGCTTACCATCATTAAAATGATGAGCTCTAGCCAACTGAGCTACCCAGCACCTTAGATTTTAATCTTTCTCCTCCCTTAAAATCTAATAAATGTGGAGGTATTACTTACTCTTCTTCTCTGGTTTCTTCTTCACAGTCTCCAAAAACTTTGTCTATAAGACTATTCAAGTAAGAACTTGTGAAAGATTCAGGATTTACTCCTCTGATAATTTCAATCAAAGTTGAGAAATAGGCAACATCAACTCCAATCAATTGCTCTTCTAATACTTCAACGTTTTTTAAATCAAGCTCACTAATTTGGAACATAATTTTGAGAATCTCTCCTGCATTAATTGTCCAACCTCTATTCAAGAATTTCTTCATTCTGATGATAGAGGTAAGTGGATATAGACTACCTTGGTATTTCAAAGTTTTAGTCAAAATTGATTCTAAAGCATCAACGTTTGTAACTAACCCTTCTTGAAAAGTGAAGTAGTTAGTGGCGTGGATAAAGTCAAAGGTTTTGTGAATCTGTTCAGAGTTACCATGAAATCTAAGAACGATTTGTAAATCATCAGTAAGTGAAATAGCATTCTGTGATAAGAAGGCAACTTGGAATTTAGCTGGTTCTTTACCTTCTTCACATAAAAGGTCTACTTTTCTACCTTGTGACTCAATATCTAGTTTAACCTGGTCTTCTTTTAAAGTCAATAATCTAACTAGAAGTTCAGGAGAATAGGGTTCATCAGAATCTTTTAGATAAGGTTGTGATGGGTGATATTTTGGAAAACGGTTTTTGATGTATTCGTCTTTCTTTCTACCATCAAGAACAATTCCTGGACAATAGTATTTTGCTAATTTAATTAAGACATCCATATCTTGAATATAGACATCATAATCATTAACAGGTTGTCCTTGGAATAGTGATGTGATTGAACCACCTGATACAAGAATGTTTTTTCTAACTTCTTGTCTTAAGACTATGTCTTCAATTGTACTTAACCAACCATCTAGTTTTCTTACAATTACTTTTTTAATCGTTTTTCTTTGCATGACTCTTTGTTTTACTTGTTATTTTTACTAGCTAATCTTTTAGCTTGTTGATAATATTTTTCATCAACTTCTGTTGTTTCTCCTTTTTCAGTTTCTACAAAAGATTTGAATCCATTGTGAGTCTTATAGATAGTACGTCCATCTTTAAGTTTTAGTATTTGTTCTTTCTTAGTACTCATGATTGTTGTTTGTTTTTAAAGTAAGTGTCAATAGCTTCAATCTCAACATGATGGTTGGTATATCTCTTTTTTAGTTCAGTATCTACTTCTTCAATTACTGAATTGATAAGCTGAATTGTTTCTTTTGATGAGATACTTTGATGGTCACAAGTAAAAAGTAGAGTAAGAATTGCATACTTATTTTTTACTAAATCTTTTTCACTTGGAAAGAACCAAGCTAGGAGTCTAAAATAGTTTTTTCTAAACATGATTATTCAGATGCTGATTCTACTTCTTCAATTGCAGTTTCAACAGAACCAACAGCATCACCTAAGATACCTGCTAATTCTTCAAATCTTTGTCCTCTTTCAGACTGTTGTAATCCTTCTGAAAGATTATCAAAACACTCTTGTTCTTGTTCTTGGATACTTTCTATTATTGATTTTGCATCCTCTAATAACTGAATAGCTTTTGCTAATTCTTTTCTTTTATCTGCATTCATAACTTTAAATTTTTACGTGAATAATTGTTTTAAATTTCTATGGGATAAAATTAAAGTATTTCTACCTATAAAAAAACTTTTATTACAATTATTTTTAAAAAAGTTTTAAGACCTTAAAACAATAGTTCTAAGGCCTTAAAATTTTCCATCAATATAAGAATACCTGAAGGTAGGTCAAAGGTGTTAAGACACCCTGATGTGGTTTCTAGAAACCACTTACAGGATTAGGCTTTCATTCTATCTAATAATCTTTGTTTGATTTTTTGAGAATCAATCAATTCTTCTTTTGTAATATGGTTTGATAAAAACAAAGCTTTAGTATCTTTACACTGGTAATACTTATCAGCTTTAGGACACTGTGGGGTAGGTACTAGTTTCATTTCCCTATCTGTGAATGGACTTTTCATTAAAACAGTTTTAAAAATGAAATATCAGGTACCCTGGTCTTATGACGTTTATAGTTAGCTAGATGGTCTACTACTAAATTCCCTCTCACGTGTAAGTCATTACGTAACTGTTCTTTCTTAACTGGGTCCTTCTCTTTCTCAACTTGATGGGATTTGATATGTTTCAGTTCAATTTGTAAATACCTTCTTTTTTGTAAACCCTCATGTATCAAAATCCAGAGTTGTTTATTAGCTACTTCTCCTGATGTGTTAGTCCAATTATTACTTCTCCATTTCTCTAAACGGTTTTCAGTAAAAGTCTTTACTACATACTCAGAATCAGAATACACAATCAACTTAATTGGTTCTTGAGAATTTACTGGCATCTTCCTAATGGCATACAGTAATGCCAATACTTCCATTTCCCCTATCTTTCCCTTTGTAAAGCCTAATGAATAAGCCTTCTTTTGTCCAAACAGATTTGGGAAGTAAGTAGCAAAACCTGAGTACCCTTTCATATCTCCTGCAACAGAAGCTGAGCCATCTGTATATACTAAAATTTCTTTCATTGGAAAAGTTTTTTTGAAAAATTAGTAATGAAAGACTCTATTCTGTCTCTGATAGAGTTCTCTCTAAATATGGTTTCAAAAAGTAATCTAATTGAAACAGACATACAAATTACTGCTAATAAAACTAGTATTATAAGTATTAGATTCATAGGTTATTTTGGTTGGTTAATTTCTTCTAGTAGCATTTTTAGAACCATTTTCATACCACTTTGTTCTTTCTCTAAATCAAGTCCTTGGTTAGCTGCTGAAGTCATAATTTCTTTATCTTCCAGCATTTTCCACATCTGTTTGTCGATAGTTTCATCTGAGAGCATGAAATTGATATTAGGTGGTTCTTCTTGACCTGACCTATCAATTCTAGCAACAAACTGTTCAATATCTGAAGGCCTCCAAGGTAGTTCAATTACTAACATATTAGAACAAACTGTTTGTAACCCATCTACACCAGTACCTGCTGAAGCTTGATTGGCAAATAAGAAAGGTTCATCATTAGAAATCCAGTCTTTGATAATCTTCTGTTTCTTAATAGCTGATACTCCACCAGCTAATAACTTGCTATTGAACTTCTCAGATAAGTACTCTAACGGTTCTCTATGGATTCCAAATATTACTAGTTTCTCTTTACTTACTTTCCAGTCTCTAAGATATTGTTCAATAGCTTTCATCTTGCCTTCTACTGAAAGTTTTCTTAAGACACCAAGTGAAACTAATGCCTCTGCCCCCATTGCTTTTTCAGCAGCTTCTTCTCCTTTAGTTTCATGTAAGTACTGTATTAAGTTTTCACTGGCTCTTTTAATTTCACTAGTATTTGTAATAGGTACTTTCAAGATAGTTTGGATAGCTAGAGGAAGTTCAGCAAGTACGTCTTTCTTTTCTCTCCTTAAGTAACAAACTTCTCTCAATTTTTGATTAAGTTCAAGTAAGTTAGTGGCACCAGAACATTCCCATCCAAATTTACTCTTGAAACCATTACAGTATCTTTGTATGTATTCTTCCCAATTGTTTGCTATTAAATGTTCTTTTTTAAGGATAACTAATAAATTCCATAGTTCAGAAGGTTTTGACATTGTTACTGTACCAGTCAGTAGTTGTATGATACAATTTAGCTTTTTAGTAATAAGTCTAACTGCCTTTGACCTCTGTGCTGACTCTTCCTTCATATAGTGGGCCTCATCTCCTATGAACATTTTCCACTTGATGAGAAGTAGTTCTTCATATTTGACTGTAATTCCCTTGCCCTTCTTTTTACCTAGAATATCATAGTTGATAATTACTACATCTGTATCCCAAATTCTTGGTCTTTTTTTAGTTACTTCTGATTCAATTACTGAAATAGTTCTATGTGGTCCTACTATTTCAGCCCATTTCTCAGCCCAATTATATTTAACTGATGCTGGACAAACTACTAGACAGGGGAATGAATTTGTATATTCAGCATAAATAATAGCTTCAAAAGTCTTACCTATACCTACAGCATCTCCATTGATTACACTTCCTTTTTCTATACCATAACCTAAGCTTTCTACTTGATAGTTTCTGGGCTTGTAAGTAAAGTTTATTTCATTTAATGTCTCTTCTAGTTCTTCAACTCTTTCTTTTTCAAGAGAGTAGTCATACTTCTGTATCCCTGTATTGTCTACAGGTTTATTCTTAAAATCCCACTCTACTAAGAATGGAATAATTCTAGGCTTACTCCAAACATCAACAGGTATAATCCAGATTTTTAAAACTGGGTTATACCTGGCGTTGTAACTTACTTCTTTGATTGACTTAATAATAAGTTCATCTTTAAAGTCAAAATCTAGGATAAGCTGCTTATTGATTGTATCAATCCTGTAAGTGTTTTTCATTACTTCATTTTTTCTTCTGAGAGAACTATCTCTTCTGTTTCTAAATCCTGGCTCTTTAGAATGATAACATTCATAAATCTTAGTCTTCGTCTATCACCATAGCTCTGAAGTCTTACAGTTTCTAGTTCTCTAAAACTATCATAGCTAATAGTAGCATATTTTGGATAGAAGCCATCATTTCTTTTTCTGTACTCGTAGATGTTAATTTCTAACTCTTCTACAATTCTTATTTTATTTGCCATCTTCGTCTTTATTTTGATTATGATGTGCTCCATAGTTAAAGAGCATTACAAAAATATTAAAGACTAGAATAAAGATTAAAATTATTTTCCACATAGTTTTAGATATTTGACTTGTTTCTAAATTGAGTTACTGTCTTTGATTTGATAGGTTTAGTACTTGAATACTTAACTTGTTTGCCTCCACTCTTTTTGTTCTTCACTTTCTTTGTAGAGTTTCTTTTCTGTGGGTTAGTTGTAACTACACAAGACCTTTTTAAGTCTTTCTGCATTTGAGCTGTAGCTATTATAAGTCCCCCTAGTATTAGTCTAATATTACTCATACTACCATCTGTAATTTGGTCCTCTCATTCTTATAGGAGAATCTACTATACACTGATTTTGTCCAAATCTTTCTAGAAATCTATGAACTTCTTCTACAGTTTGATTATCAAATCTATAAAACTTTACAATATTCTCTACTCCTCTTTTTCTCATTACAAGTACAATAGAAGGGTCTTTAATATTAATATCAGCAACTACAGTGAAGTCTTTATTGATAAACTTTACATGTTCAATTATCTCTCTATAGTCTCTATGGATATGAAACATTCTTTCAGACTGATGTTTAAGTTGTGTTTTTAGCTGTTCATTTTCACGTTTTAGTTCAGTGATACCTAGAACTTCTTGAATCCAAATTTTTAGTCTACTTTTCATCTCTCCAGTTTTTAAAGAAAGCGTGTCTTGGGAAATCTTTCACTGGAACCATTGCTGTGTAAGTAAAATGTCTACCAATGTAGTTTTCTTTGTTAATAAGTAGTTCTCTCTTAGCTTCATTATCAAACCCATTTAAACCAACAATGAACTCACCAAGGTTAGTTCCATCTTCTTTTGTATAAGATACTAGAAACCCTTTTGCTAAACCTGATAGTTCACGGTCATCTTTCTTTTTAGAGGTTTCTGAGTAACCGAGTTTGTCAACAGTGGTTTCAATACCTTCTTTGATAGAAGTTCCTTCTAATACATTTAGAACTACAGCATCGTATTCTAGGGCATCATCTTTCATTTTTAGAAGAGTTCCTTGTGTAAGACTGTTTCTTCCAAACTTGTATTCATGATTTCTATGAGTAAGTACTAATCCTTCATAACCTTCTTCTAAAGCTTCTTCATACAAATCTTGTAGTCTTTCTTTTGAGACAACCATATATGGAGGAGTCATTTCAATATAGATATTTTTAATCAATCCAGACTCTTTCATTCTTTTTCTGATTTCTGACATTCTTTCTTCATAACCTACTAAGTCAGTTCTATCAAGAACAAGTCCATCAAAAATGTGGATTTGTAGTTCAAGGTGAAAGTTAGTTAAAAAATCAATACTTAGACTATCATAGTCTTTTCTGAATTTTTCTGGGTCTTTTCTAAAAGCTTTAACTAATTCAGTATGATAATCAATAGACTCAACATTCTCCTTAGTAAAGAATCTAAAGATTGAATTGAACTTGATTCCATGCATATAGAATTCTCCATCAACAGCAATGTTAAGTCTTTTCAGCTCTATTGCTATATCCTGAAATCTTTCAATCACTAATTTACTTCCTGGAACTTTTAAAGCTCTTGAAAGAACCAATCCATCAAGTAATTGTAGTCTAACTCCATCTTTTTTCTTGTTGATGTAGTACTGGTCATAATCTCCGTTTTTCATAATGACTTTGTCTAAATCAAATGAACCATCTTTAGGGTTATTAGGAATCAGGTTTGGACGGAAAACTTTTAAAAGTGTACTCATACTATTCTTTGTTATATTTTTTCTTTAGCTTATTATTAGATGCTCTTTCATCTTTTTCACCCTTAGAATAAAAGTCAGATTTATTTAGTCTGTGTCCTGTAATAGGGTGAATACTATGATTCCAAAACTGTTTAAGTTGTCCAGGTGTTACTTTAATTTGTTTCATTTTAGATTACTTTTACTCTCTGTATAATAGTTTGTTTTACTCCTTTATATTCTTCATGTTTGATAGTAGCTTTAATTTTTGTAAACCCTTCTTCATTAAAACAAGGAGAAGTAGTTCCTTTGTAGATGTACTCATTACCTTCTAAGTCATTATAGGTAACTATACTTACATATCCATACATTGAATCATATCCAGCTCTTCTAACTTCTTTAAGTTCTAGGCCTACTCTTTCTTTTTCAGTATGAAGGAAGAAACTATTTTGAACTTTAATTTTGTAGTCATAGTCTCTTTTTGTGATATAACTTAAATTAACATTAAGTATCCACTCCCCTAGTCTATCATCCCATTTATCACCTACGTGTTTGAATTTAACAATTTCACCTAGTTCAATTAATCTTCTTCTAGCAAGAACTCTTCTTCTAAGTGGTTTTGAAGTGTTAAATTCTTTTGGGTGTCCAATAGCTCCTGGTCCTGAAAGTACTCTATTTAGTTGCCAAACATCATCAGTCTCTAGAATATTTACCATCTGTAATTTTCCAAAAGGGAATACAGTATAAGGGAACATCATTCTTTCAGTTTTAGTAAAAGATGATGTTTGTCCTCTTAGACTTTCATCAATCTCTGGCTTAAGTTTATATTTTTTTTAAACTTTATAATAGCTTCACTTTCTGACTTTGAAAGATTTTGTATATATGTATACTTCCAGTCTGTATAGACGTGAGTTCTTACATTATTTATTACTTCAAATCTTCTAATTTCAGTTAGACTCCATAAAGTAAAGTACTCTGTTGCAAATCCAATTAGCTTTGTATTTTTAGCTTCTACTGACATAATAATTGTTTTTTAAATTTCTATGGGATAAAATTAAAGTATTTTCTCCTTATAAAAAACTTTTATTACAATTATTTTTAAAAAGTTTTAAGACCTTAAAATAATGGTTCTAAGGCCTTAAAAAATTCAAGCAATATAAGAATACCTGAAGGTAGGTCAAAGGTGTTAAAACCGTTTCAAAACCTAAGCTACATACCTTCTATAACGATAAACACAGATTAAAAAACTATCTGTCTTATTATCATCAATATTTTTAGAACGAGGTGTTCTTTTGAAATCTAGTGTAGGAGCTAAGTCCTGAGCTACTATGGCTGATGTTGCCTTGGTGTCATGTACCATCGTCTTGCCTGTTGATGAAGGTACTTTCACTTTTTCATAACCTTGGTAGATATAAGACTGCCACTTTTGAGGTCTTACTAGTTCAATCTCTGCTTTCAACATTATGAGTAACATCATTTGGAGTCCTGCTGTGTGTCCGAAATTAAAGTTGTTTTCTGCTGACCAACCTTGTCTCCCTCCAACTTCTTCTATGGCAGCTATAAACTGACAGTTTGGATACTTCTTGTGTATTTCAAAAACCAGTCCTCTAAACCCTTCAGTGTGAAACTCTGTTTTCATTTCAGGTTTTCCTGATTTCAATATAGTACCAGTTTCTATTTTGTGTTCTGGCATTGAGTAAAAATCATACTCATCAACTGTTGGGTCATAAATAGTAATAAACCCTGACTTACCAGGGTCTACTCCTAAAAAAATTTTTTTCTTTTCACTCATTTATTTATTATTTAATGTATGAAATCCCGTTTTCTTTAACTAGTGTTAAAACATCACTACTTTCTTTAAGTGCAATGTGAGTAATAAGTAGAACAGGAATTGATAACAATTTAGCTGATTCAATAAGACTTACTATACCAGCTGAGTCTACACCTTCAAACACCTCATCAATAGCTAAGAAATCTAGTCCTCCATAAGGGTGAGTTTCATTTATCATGAAACGATTAGCTAAGATTGAACTAAATAGTAGACGTCCTCTTTCTCCTCCACTGAAGGATGAAAAAGTCCTTTCAATATTACGTATAATAATAGCATTAATCTCCTCTTTGATAGTTCCATCAGCTTTTACTTTGAATCCTTCAATTTTAACTACAAGGTCTGAGTTCATTCCTTGTAAGTATCTATTACAATGGTACTCCATTACTCCTAATGATTTATTAGCTAAGTACATTCTAAACTGTTTAAAGTTTTGAATCCAAAGCTTTTTATTAGTAAGTTCTGTTTCTTTTTGTAACAGATTTAACTGGTGTGTTGAAAGTTGTTTTTTGTACATTACTAAGTCATCTTCAAGCTTTTTGATTAGTTCAGTATTAATAGACACTTCAAGAGTCTTTTTACTTTCTTCGATTAGAGTAATCTCTTTTTCTTTTAGCTTGATTTCACTCTTAACATTTTTGACTTGAACATCTACTTGTTTTAACTCTTCTTCAAGTGTAACAATATCAGCTATTCTCTTCTTTTCAGTTAGTTCAAGACTCTTTAGTTTCAAGTTCTCACTATCAAGTTTTGTTTGGATTTCATTTAGACTTTTGGTACACTGGTTTAAAGATACTGAAAGTTTATTCTTATCTTCATTTGACTGTTTCTCTTCACTATTGATTGAAGAAATGTTAGTCTCTAGCTCCTGAATAGTTTTTGAAACTGAATCAATGAATCCTTGTTGTTCTTCTACAGAAATAAAAGACTTTTCTTTTAGTTCTAGTGCCCCCTTTTTCTTAGTTTTCAAAGTTTCAAGGTCACCATCTAAGATGAATTCATGTTGACAATTAGGACAAACTATAGCTCCACCAAGCTTTACCTCTAATCCTTGTATAAAAGTAAGTACCTTAGTATACAAAGTATCTTTCTCTTTTTTAGCTACCTTCAGTAATTCTAACTTTTCCTTTTCAGTTAACTTATCTTTTTCAAGTAAGTCTCTTTTTGATTTGAAGTCAATATCTTTAAACTTATCTAGCAAATCTTTTGCTGACTGTACAGATTTTGAACTAATCTGTAGTTCTGTACTTATCTTTTGGATACTGGTTTCAATCTCAACTTTCTTAGTAGAGTTAGCTTTTTCTTCTAACTTGAGTTCATCAATACGCTTTTGAGTAATAGGTTTAGAAGATTCTTTAGTTTTAATACTGTTCTCAAGAGTAACAATACTAAGTCTAACTTCCTCAATCTCTTCATCTAACTCTTCAGTTTTTTCTTCTAACTCTAACTCTAAATCTCTCTCTTGTTCAGTTTTTAAGTTTTCTTCTGTCAACTCAATCTTACCTACAACAGTTCCAGCTAGTGTTCTGAGTCCACTTATCTGTTCATCAAGTTCAGTAGTATCAATCTCTTCAAGTCCTTGTACTATACTAGCATCTGAAAATCGATTAATAAGAGCAACCTTCTCAGTATTAGAAGATTTGAAAAAGGATTTGAAACGGGTATTGTTAATAATGAAGTAATTAAATAAGTCTTCTTTTGAAATAGCAAACCAGTCTGAGATTTTGTTCTTCCCATCATTTACACTAGAAAAACTAACAGGTTCCCAACTTTCAGAGCCATACTTTTGAATCTTGAGTCTTAGAGTATTTGAATCTTTAAGATTGATAGACCAGTCTATATGTAGTCTTTCTTTACGATAGTCACAACTGGCGAATAATTGTATATTGGCTTGTTTTTTACCATACGTTATGAGTTCAGAGTCATTTACTCCTCTACTATTTGAAGCTGTGATACACTGTTCTATTCCTGTTTGTAAACCAGATTTTCCTGTACCATTAGTTTCTTGTTCGTCATCAGTTAAGTTTATTCCTTGTACAAGTAAAGGTTTAGCTTCAAATGAATAGTCAAGTTCATCAAAACTTAAAAAGTCTTTTAATATTAGTCTGTCTAGTCTCATAGTTATAAATTTAAGTACACTATACTTAGTAAAAAAACTATCCAATATAGATTGTAGAGTAGTAAAGTAGTATAATTAATTGAACCTATTTTACTACACCAAGAATCATCTGACTTAATAGTGTCCTTCAAAACTAATAATAGAACTAACCCTATTAAAGGAAAGAAGAAGGCTATTTTAAGTATTATTGGAATTGTTTTCATAATTACTTAGTTAAAGTTTATTGCAGAACAAGCTGTATCACCAATATTAATACTAGTATACTTTGTGTATGATACTGAGTAAGTTTGACCATCACTCAAAGTAACATAAAGTCTAGAAGGAGAGTAGTTTTTATCAACTCTTTTTCCAGTGACTGTAGGACAACTATACTCTTCAGAATCAGGGCTACAGCTAAACAAAGTACTTAGAAGTACTATTAATAAAACAGAAATACAAACAGTGTTTTTTACTGTTTCAATTCCTTTATCATTCTTTGCAAAGAAGATAGCTAATATGAATAATTTTTTCATAATATTTGATTTAAGTTAATGTTTTGTGGAGACGGCAGGAATCGAACCTGCAACCTTCAACTAGACTCCTCTGATTAGGCCTTAGTTGATGCTCTACCTATCGAGCTCCATCCCCTTATTGTTATTGTTTTATTAAATATTTGAATAGTTTTGTATCTTCATCTTCTCTAACTTCAGCTATACAAATTGCTATTTGATATAGTCCAATTTGTCTTCTTCTACGAATATCATTAGTATTAGTCATTTCAAAAATTAATGTATTAATAGTATTATTTTCTAGAACTATTACATTACCATCAAAGTCTTCTGTAGCATATAATAATACTTGAGGAATATTATTATCATATCTACTAATAATATTTATATCTCTATAACCTGTTGTTATATTTACAAAATCCTTACGAATATTAATAAGTTCATTTAGAAAATTTATAGTAAAATATTTAATTTGAGTTTTCATAATAATTGTTTTTAAATTTCTATGGGATAAAATTAAAGTATTTTCTCCTTATAAAAAACTTTTATTCCAATTATTTTTAAAAAAGTTTTAAGACCTTAAAACAATGGTTCTAAGGCCTTAAAATTTTACATCGGTATAAGAATACCAGAAGGTGACTAGAATAGGTTAAAATACCTTGATGTGGTTTCTTATGAAAGGTTTTTCAAATCTTCTTTCATTTCATCTACAATGTCTGGATTTTCATTTAAAACAACTCTCAAAGCTTTGATTCCATTAGCTAAGTTAGTACCTTTATAAGAAAACCAGGCACCTTTCTTAATGACTATTTCATTAAAGATTAAGACTTCCATAAGTCCTGTTAAAGTATCAACTCCAACTCCATAAATGATATCATTTTGAATCCACTTAAATGGAGGAATAATCTTATTCTTCACAACTGTAATATGTTGTTTGAAACCAACTACCTCTTCACCTTCTTTCAATTGACCCTTGTTTTTAATCTCAAGTCTTTGGGTAGCATAGAATTTCAAAGCTTTACCTCCAGGAGTAATAGTAGGGGGACCATACATTGTAATAGTGTCTCTTAACTGATTTGTAAAGATGATGGTACACCCAACTGTAGAAGCTGACCCTGAAACCATTTTCATAGCCTGACCCATCATTCTTGCCTGTAAACCCATCTTGGTTTCTCCAGCCTCTCCATCAAGTTCAGCTTTTGGAATCATAGCAGCAACTGAATCAATAATAACTAAGTCAATTTCTTGAGTTGAAATGAATGCTCTAAGAGTTTCAATAGCCTGTTCACCATATGAGGGTTGTGAGATAATTAGATTATCTGTGTCTACCCCAATACTTCTTGCATACTCCAAGTTTAGAGCATGTTCTGAATCTATAAAAGCTGCTATTCCTCCAGCACGTTGTACTTGTACAATAGCTTCTAAACAAAGCCCTGTTTTACCACACCCAGATTCAGCAAAGATTTCAATAATTTTACCAACACCATAACCACCTCCAAGTGCAGCATCTAAGTCAGGACGACCAGAACTAATAGTGTCTACTTCAGTTCCAGATTCACCCATTAACATTGCTACTTTTTCACCATACCTTTTATCTAAAGCTGCAAAAACATCAGTAATAGATTTAGGGAGTTTATTTACTGTCATATTAAGATTGTTTATCTTTATTTGTAAAATACTCATTCAGTAAGATAAGACCTTCTTCATGTGAGTACTCTTTTTCTTCACAAAACTGTTGAAAGTTTAGAAAGATTTGTTCCTTATCAAACTTTTTGATAAGTACAGGTAATTCTACTTCTTCTATTGAATACTTTTTCTCAAACTTTAATTTAACATCAATACCAGTATCTTTGAACTGTTCTTTATCCAAAGCTTTTAGACGTGACTCAGAACCTACAAACTCAAAACGAATAGTATCAGGACTATCTCTATGTATAGAAATAAGTTCTTTGATTTCTTCATTACTAAGTTCATCAATGTTCAAAGTAAGTTTATTAAACTTCTTAAAAACTCCCTGGACTATTTTATAAGACAAATCATCATAAATGATTGAAAACCCTTTTAAAGAATCTTCACCAAAACTAGACTGTCTTAGAGATGGTAAGTGGACTATGTTTCTAGAAATTTCATGTGTATTATGATAATGTCCTAAATAAGTCTTTTTCCACTTCTTTAAACTAGTTTTTGTAATAGAGGTTTTTTCACTAGTTTTTCCAAGATGAGACGAACCTTGCATCTCAAAGTGACTAATTAAAATGTCTCCACCTTCTGACTCCTCTATCATTGGTACTAACATAGAGTCATCAAAGAAAGGTAAAAGTGTTACTTTAACACCTTCAATTTCAATATTAGTGACTTCAGTATATAGTTCAACTCCAGGATGATGACTAAAAACATCAAGAAAAGATGTATATGAAAAATAGCTAGTTCGGTCATGGTTTCCAGGTATAAGAATATGTCTAATTCCTACACTATGAATAAGTTCAAGAATTTTATTAGCTGTATTTAGTACATTCTCAGTTTGGTTAGTTCTTGAATGAAAAAAGTCACCTGCAAAAACTAGTGTATTTAACTTATTTTCAACCATGTAGGTAACTATATGGTTGGCTGAAGCTAAGACAGCATCTTCATTTCCTACTCCTAAGTGTATATCATTCCAGATAACAAATTTAGCTTTCTTCATAACTCTTTACTTTATAATTAATTAGTATTTGGTAGATTTGATGAGGTAGTTGAATTCTATAGATTTCAGCTAGTTCTTTTATCAAGTTTTCTTTATATTCAAGATAAGAAAGTTCTTACTCTTCTCTACTGTCCCCATCTTCTTGGTACCTTACATTTTCCAAAATTCTTGACTGTAAGATATGAGAAGAATTATCAAGTACTTCTAGAATGTTATTCTCAGCAAAAGAAAGTGAGATACGAAGATTATTGTCTCCAATTCTTAACATCCCAAAGTTTTCACCTACCCTATAGGTAAATGAAGAGTCAATCTTGTTCCCAAACATTTTCTTGATAACAACTAAAGCTCTTAGTCTAAGAGTTTGTCGTATAGTACATTCACTATCAATAGTGATTGGAGGGTCAATATCAACCTTCATTGAAAAGTGTCTACGTTTATCTACGTAAGACTTTCTACTATGAGGGTCTGGGAATTTAAAGTCTATTTCAACTACTAATCTTTCTTTTCTTTCTACTTTGTGATTTTTTATCATAACTTTTGATTTAAAAGAGCCTATTTCAAAGTAGGCTCTTTTGATTTTTTTACTTCAGTTTACTAGTCTTCCATAAGTTTGTTCAACTCTTCATCTAGTTCGTTCTCATTAAGAGCTCCTTCTTCTTCTTCTTCAGAATCTTGGAAAGGTAGTTCTTCTTCTTCTAGAGCCAGATTGTACCATTTTACTAGTTCATCTTTTTCAAGAGTTGGGAGTTCTTGTCCTGGATAGTTTTCAGCTATGTAAGCTCTCAAGACTTTTTTCATCCCTAATGGAGTTACTAGAGTTTCAGAAGATGGTTCAGCTGCAGTTGTCTCTGATTTTACTTCTTTCTTTTCCTCTTTCTTTGGCTCCTCAACCTTCTTTCCAGCTGGTTTGTCTTCTTCAGACTCTTCCTTTACCTCAGCTTTAATGTTTGGAATAACATTAGCTTCAACTTCAGCTACGAACCAGTCATTTAGGTCTTCAAAGAATCTTTTGATAGCTTTCTTATCAGCTTTTTTGAACCATTCAGCATCCTTAGTTGGAGCATCGGCAATTTTCAAATCTAGTTTTGCTCCATCTTGTTTGAAAGAGATTCCTTGAGCTCTTTTTTTATCTTCTCCGATGAAGTCATAAGGTTTCAGGAAAATAGTTTTTTCAAGGTCCATGTTTAGAAGAGCTTTCATCATATCTTGACTATATCTATTGTTAGTAGAGATAGAAATAATATAAAGTTCTTCACTAGCTTTGAAAGTAACATTAATACTTTCACCATACTCAGCGTGTGTTCTAAATTCTACTTTAGACACTTTACCAGTCAAATCAGCATATCTAGCACCTTTTCGAGTACCAGTAGTCTTATCTGCTTTTTCATAATCTTGGGTAGCATAGTCTGGGTGTGACTGGTCTGCTTTTCTGTCCCAAATGTAACCTCCTGCAACTGATAAAAATGTTGCACCACCTTCTTGTACTTTTCCTAATCCTGACATAATAAAAATTTTTGTTTATAATACTTAGTTTTTTAAGGACTTCATTTAATAATAGATGCCTTGGGTCTATTAGTTTATTTTATGGAACCGGCTTTAGCTCCTTTAGAAATTAGAATTCCATTAACCTTCCCTTCAATAAGTCCATCAACAAACTCTTCTGGAGTTGTATTTGAAATAAAGCCATTTAGCTTCTTACTCTTATCTTGGATAGCCCAGTAAAGAGCATCTAGAGAATTGAAATTTCTTTCAGCTCTAATAATCTCTCTTTTTAGTTCAATCCATTCAGGTTCTGACTCATAACAAGTCTCTAAGGCTTTTTCAGTAAGTTTTACTGAAACTTCTTCACCATCTACTTTTATGATATAACTACCTCCTGACTTAGAAGACTGTTTACGTAGATTTGAACGATAGTTGTTTTCATAGATTCTACAATCAAGCTTTAGTCCAGCTAGATTAGATTCTACTTCTGCTTTCATTAGACCAACTCTATTGACAGCAGCAGTTACTGTTACAGCTTCTCCAAAAATGTTACTAGTGTCAATTTTAGTTAGACTGTCTACATTGACAACATCTTCAATATCATCATGTTTTAAAGTAATAGGACGGTCTCCTATGTGAATAACGTATTCCATATATTTGTTTTTAGTAATTACTTTTTGATAAAGATTAGTTCTACTTCCTTCATTATAGTTAAAAGTAGAGTTTCATCAATTTGTTTTTCTTTTTTGTATATCTCCCACTTCTCTTTTGATACTAGGTTTGGAAATTTTTCAAGATTACAACTCTTAGTAGCATAAGACTTTTCAATAGCTGAACAAGTACAGATTTCACACTTTCCAAATGGGATACAAGAATCTCTACATACCCAAATTCTGTAGAAAACCTGTTCTCTAGTATACTGAGGCAGTACTCTAATTTTATCTAAGTAGTATCTTGAATACCCTTGGAAAAAACTTTTGATGTTACTAAGAGTTATTTGTTCTAGTTTCATTATACAGCTATTTCAAGTTTCTTTGATAGTGGTTCAATCTTGAATGGAATATCAATGATGAAATCTTCTAAAGTAACATTGTAGAAATCTTTGTTTACAGGTAATGAAATTTTGATTGGTTCTGTTTGAGGAGTTCTTTTCAAAAGTTCATCAATAGCAAAAAGGTGTCTATCATAAACATGTAAGTTTTGTACATTGTACTTGAACTTTCTAAGAATATGGTTTTTACCTGTATGAAATGATAAGTGAGAACAAACTGCCATCCCTAACATTACATATTGCATAGGATTAATTGAAGCAGTAACTACAAAATCTTGACTTCTTTGATTTAAAGTTAAGTCAATAGCTATCTCTCCATTTAAAAGTTCTGAACAGCTCCAAAGAGTTTCATAGGCACAAGGTACAAGGGCTTTTGGGTCTTCAACCATCTGTTGCTCTTGCCATAAACTCATAATGTGTCTTCTTGAAAATCTATCATTTTCTAGTTTTCTGAGAAGGTTATTCATTAGGTTGTACCTTTTCACTGTATGACCATAAGTTCGACCTATAGAATGAAGTTTAAAGAACCCTTCTTTGTTAAGAACTGTATCAACGATAAATGGTTCCCACCAAGGTTGAATTAATGGATTCATCTCTTCAACTACATTAGTCTGTTTTTGATAGATAGCTTCCATATCATACCAACCACCTTTGATGGCTGTAGGCCTTAAACTGACAATTGGCAATTCTCCTTTGTCAATTCTGTAATCAAAACTCTTTTGAGTAATGAATTTACTGAAAGCTGGTACCCCATCACTCCAACTTGGTCTGGGGTTATAGTCCCATTCTCCGTGGTCTCTTACTTCTCTTAAAGTTTCAAGAAAGTATTGGTCTGCTTTTGATATTTTTTTCATAACTATTTTTTTAGTGTCATAAGGACAAGTGATACAATTGAAGAAGTACAAATAATAAGTCCTAAGATAGGTCTATCAAAAGAAATTTTTAGTGGACTAGTTGAGATTGAAATTTTAGCTATAAACATACATAAAATAATTATGTAGACTAGGGCTAAAATAAAATTAGGTTTTTTTAACATACTATTGCTTTTTTAGTTTTTCAGTTGCTACCTCTACACATCTAAAAGTTTTTTGCTTTTCAATATGTGTAACTTGTACAAGAAATTTTTTACCTCTATTTTTTAGAGCTGTTCCTTTATAATTTTTATTTTCAAAAGAGACCCATTTTACTGAGTCTCCTTCTTCTATCTCTACTTCTATTGACATTAGAATTGAATTTTTTTAATTTGTAGATAGTGAAGAAGTTTCAGTAGTTTTATTAAACTATTATAAGACTTGACTTCTTCAAACTCTTTTTTAATATCAACTATTAGAATTTCAGAAAAATGAAAATCTGTTTGACCATTAGGGTATAAAGGATTAACTCCAACTAAACCTACTGAATCATTCATTAGTTCTTTCACTTCAAAAGTTAAACCATTAAGTTTTGAGTATTGACTATGTTTGTTACTGATATTAATAATAGCTTTCATAATAATTGGTTTTTTAAATTTCTATGGGATAAAATTAAAGTAAAAGAATGGAATAAAAAACTTTTATTACAATTATTTTTAAAAAAGTTTTAAGACCTTAAAACAATGGTTCTAAGGCCTTAAAATTTTCCATCAGTATAAGAATACCACAGGTGGTGTAAAATAGGTTAAAATACCTTGATGTGGTTTCTTATGAAGTTTTTCTTTCCATTCTTAAGAATGAATAATCAAATTGATGTTTATCATCTTTTGGATAGTCTTCTCTTGAGATAATTTTGAAATCTCCCATAAACTGTTCAGCTGATGGAAACATAGTTCTTTCTCCTACTACATTACCAATGTTAGTGTTAACAATAGTAAGGTCAAGTTCATCTATGACAGACATTGCTTGTTGATAAATTTCTCCACCACCTATAATGTAAGAAACTCCAGAGGGACAAAGTTCAATAGCTTCTTGTAGTGAGTGTACAATTAAGATATTACCATTTCTTAGTATCCCTTTGAGATAATCTCTATCTCTTGTGATAACTACATGACATCTGTTAGGTAAGATTCCTGGTAAAGATTCAAAAGTCTTTCTACCCATAATAATATGGTGTCCTGTAGTAAGTTCTTTGAAACGTTTAAGGTCATTAGGCAGGTTCCAAGGAATTCTGTCATCAATAGCAAGTACTCCATTATTTGAGATAGCAGCTATTGAAATGAGTTTTCTTTCAGGTTTTTCAATAATTTTTTTGATATTCGGTTTTGAGTATCCAGGCCCCTTTAGAACTTTTCCATCTTCACGATAGATAGGTTTTCCATCTTCTCCTAACTTACTCATATTAGAGCGTTGGATTTCATCAAAAACTTCTTCAATCTTGTGTTGAAGTCCATGTTCAAGAATAGTACCACAAAGAATATACATCATATCACCAAGTGCATCTGCAATACCTACAATATCATTAGTAAGGGTTGCTAATTGGTACTCTTCATTCTCCTCTCTCATTAGTTCATAACGAAGATTTTTTCTGTCTTGGGAGATATCAGCAATTGGTTGTTCACTAACTGGAGCCCTGAAAGTTTTGTGGAATAGTTTTACTCCTTCTAATTGTTTTTTCATAATATAGTTAAAGTATTTTTAATTGTGAATTTTTATTTAAAGTGAACTGATTGGACTTGCTGTAAGTTTCATCATATTGGATAGAACCACTGAAGATTATTAATGATTTTTCAGACCCTACTAGTAACTTTTCAAAACGAGTAAACTCTTCTGACCAGATGAGTAGTTTGAATTGTTTATAGTTACTTTCAAGTGTTAGTCTAGCATACTTTCCTTTAACTGACTTACCTACCCTTACTTCAACTACATAACCTCCAAAAGAACGAAATACACTATAGTCTTGTCTTTGGTTAAATTCAAGTGGTGAACAAAACTGAGTGTCAATACCTTCATCTTCAGCTATTTTTTTGTAATCAATTATAGCTAAACCTGTTAGTTCTTTCTGTTTTTTTAACCACCACCAGGTTTCAGTTAAGTTTCCAATAGTGTATGGGTCAGTAGCTAAATTGGAAGGTTTTACTTTCTTGAGAGTTCTGAAAAACTTAACTAGTCTGTCTCTCTCTTGAAAATCTTCTCCTAGTTCATGAAGTATGTCAAAGGCTCCTGATGAAATCAAAGCTTCATAAGTCTGTTTCTTTACCTTTGAACCAGTAAAAGAGTGTCTTTCAATAAAGTCTTCAAGTGAACTATAGAAACCATTCTTTCTTCTCTCTTCAATAATCTGAAAAGCTGTATCTTCTCCAATCCCTTTAATAGAACCAATCCCCCAAAAAATATTACTAGATTCTTGTTCTGAAATCATACTAATCTCTGACTTATTAATATCAGGAGGTTTAATTCCAATCTTTTTGGCCTGGATAATTTCAGATAAGTAATTAAGTGTCTCTTTTTCATTAGCATAGTCTAAGGCTACTGTCCAAAACTCTATTGGAAAAAAGACTTTTAAGAATTGTGATATATAGCTCGTTAATGCATAGGCTGTAGAGTGACTATTAGATGTAACTATTCCAGATTCCATTGTAAGTGTATGAAAAGGGTCTTCCATCTCAACATCATATACATCATCTGTCTTTTGATAATCAATTGATTCAATCTCAACCAGTTCAGTATAAACTCCTTTAGGTTTTTCATTAACAGATTCCATACAATAGTCTCTAGTATAGAAGATTTTGTCAGTTTTGATGTCTATCTCTTCTAACATCTTTTCACCATTAGAAGTGGGGAACTTATGATTCAGGGTAGTAGAGATTGATTTACCATTTTTTAGTGTCATCTTATAAATCTCTCTTTTTCCTTGATAGTAGATGTCTATTATCTTGTTTTTCATTAGTTCACCTTTACTATTTAGTGAAGAAGAATTTCCATACCCCCTTCTTTTGTATCTAAGATGTTTCCTATAGAGTTCATTAGTAGTCTTTTTACCAGTAAATGGAGGGTTGTTTTTCAACTCATACATCTCTTTAATAGTAAGACATTTTACATCTCTTCTTTTTCCAGGTTGGAAGATTTTCTCATCTCCTGAAATACACTTATTGAAAGAATACCTAGCAAAGAATACCATAGAGTCCCAAGTTTCATTAAAACTCTCTAAAGGACAACCTCTTTCAAGAAACCCTTTTCTAGCACGGTCTTTCCAAGCTAGTAATACATCAAGTTTTAACTTACCCATTGCTCTACGGATATCATCTGATTCAACCATTGAAAGTCCAGCTATCTTTTGAAAAACTTCCATAATCTGCTCTTGGTAAATCAGGAGTCCATAAGTATCTTTTGTTATCTCTTCAGTACCCCATAGGTAGGTAGGTTTTCTACCTTCATTTTTACACTTAACATAAATCTCATGATAATGATTATCCATAGGTCCTGGCCTAAAGATAGCTACAGCTGCAATTAAGTCACCCATAGTTTGTGGTTTCAGTTTTTTAGAGTAGTCAGTTAGACCATCTGAACCAAACTGAAATACATCTCCATTCCAACCATTACTAAAATATCTATAAACCTCTGACTTAAAAGGGAGGTTGTAGATATCAGGTACTTCTTTATTGTTTGACTGAATCAAGTTTAAGATATCTTGAAACTTATCTAACTGTTTAATTCCTAAGATGTCTTCTTTTAAGAATCCAGCATTATCCATATCATCTCCACCCCATTCTGAAACTACCATTCCTTGTTGCATTCTTGTAGGTACCCATTCATTAGAAGACATAACTTCTGGAAAAATGATTACAGCACAAGGATGTATTGATTTAGTTCTTGGTTGATTCAGTAAGGTAGGTAACATGTATATATAGTCTGAGTTACTTTTAATGAACTGTTTTAACTTAGGTTCTGTCATTGACCTTTTAATCAAGTCTAAGTAAGTTAAATCACCATCGGAAACTATTGATGATATGAGATTAGCTTCAGCAAAGTCTACAGATGCTAACCTAGCAAAATCTTTTAAAATACTCTTTAGTTTCATAGTAGTAAAGGTACCTACAGATGCTACTTGAGTTACTCCAAAACGGTTTTCAATATAGCGTTTTACTTTGCCTCTATCTCTACCAGGAAAATCACTATCTATATCAGGCAAACTCCCTTGTTGTAACTTTAGTCCTGTTTTTTCTACTACTTTAACTACTTTCATCTTGACTCTTTTTAAGTTTATCTTCTTTTCTCTTTTTCCATGCTGACTTCATATTCTGTCTAGTTTCTTCAGAAAGACTTTTACCTTTAAGGGCTTTTGAAATTTTATCTTTAGAAACTTGTGACATTATCTTACTTGTTTGACTTCTAGAGTTTACTTCTCTTTGTTCCACAGTCATTATTCTACCCTTATTAGCTAAAGATACTTTTTCTCTAGACTCCTTTGAAAATACTTTTCCTAAATGTTTTAGTCCAATCTTTTTCTTATGTTCTTTAGATAAAGTTTTACCTGTTTGAACCTCTGAAATCTTCTTTCTAGTTTCTAATGATAAATATCCTGACTTATCATTAGTTTCAGTAAGTTTCAAGTTTAGTCCATTAGGACCTAAAACATCATAAAAGTCTTGATAGTGTCTTTCTCTTTCATTTAAAAGTGAAATTTCACATTCTTCAAGAATTTCAAAAGTGTGGTTTTCAAAACCGTGTTTTGAAAAAGAGGATTTTAGTTTGCCTGGAGCTGGGTCAGTTCTATGTTCTCTAAATCTCCTTTTAACATCTACTGATTGGCCTATGTAAACTTTGTTAGTTGGAGAAGTGAATTTGTAAATCCCAATCATACTAATTTAAGTTTTCAAAATTTATTTTATGTCCAGTTTCTTCATCTACAGTACTAATTAATTGTCCTGTAACTGTCAGATACCCTAAACCTGTATTGTTAATCTGTTCTTCAGCTAACTGAAAAGTTGGGGCTTCTATAATTGGGCCTACCCAAGTTTTGATGATACCATCTCTTGGGTCTATTGCTACTAAGTTGGTTGTGAATTTCATATTTAGTATTTAATTATGTCATCACCCTCTTCCACTTCATGAACTTGTACAACTTTTTCAACTTCATTTCTTAGTACTCTTACTAAAGTACCTTCTGCTAATTCAACAGTTGAACCATCTTCAAGTTGGAATGAAAATAGTGGTCTCTCTTCCCAATTTCCCATCCTTCCTGAGTTCAAAAATCTTTCAAACAGTAAGTCAAAATCTAAAGGGTCTACTTTAATGATACCAAGTAGATAGGCTATAAGTGAGCCACCGGCACTACCTCTACCAATTCCAGTTAAGATATTCTCTCTTTTAGCAAACTGAATAATATCATATAGTGAGAGAAAGTAGTCAATTACATCTCCTTTACGTAGTACATCAATTTCAACCTTTAGTCTATCAATATACTTTTGAGTATCTTTGATTTTCTTTTCTTTAAAGCCTTTTTTAACTAAGTGTAAAAATAACTCTTCACTTGAACCAAATTCTTCTTCTTCTTCAGGAGTCATCTTATATTTTGGAAGATGTCTTGTATTGGTATCGTATGAGAAGTTACAGTTTTCAGCAACTATTTGTTCATTAGAAACTGAATCTTTAAATAGTTTTATCCAACCTTTTGAGTTTTTAGTAAACATATTAATTAGTTCACTAGCATATTGGTCTTTAGACTTAAAGTACTGATTGTCACTTTTATCATCATAAGACTTAGACAAATCCCAAAGAACCTCACGTGTTCTAAAATCAGATTTTTCTAAATAGTAAGCATCAGTAATACTAATTGGTTCAATATCTTTACTTAAAATGAACTTTTCAAGATTATTGATATACCAAGTATCTTTTTCTTCATTTAAGAAGTTAACTGTATCAAGTTGGAAGAAATCAGACACTTTTGGATAGTCTGAAAAGTCAGTAGATTTAGGGTCTGTAATAATATACAACCCTTCTCTGTTCAATTCTAAAAACTCTTCTTCAATGTAATGTTTCCCATCTATATTTAAAATAGTATTAAATTTCAAAAGGTTTAACCATCCTTGAAAATCTCTACAGTATAACTTAATACTAAAAGACTTATTTTTAGAATTTATTACTGGAATTTCCATTCCCATAATAGACTTAATACCAGCTTTTTTACACTCTCCTTGAAATACAATAGCTCCACTAAGTGATGATTTTTCACAAATAGCTAAAGTCTTAACTTCAAGAAACTTAGCTTTCTTAACCCAATCTTTATATATACTAGTACCATTCATTAGTTCATAACCTGAATGTATCCCTAAGAAAGATTTAGTAGGTAATTTTTGTACAGATTTACCTACATATTTTAGTTCAGTAAGTGTTGGTTCTTCTTCAAATTTTTGAGTATACCATCTCCCTCCAAATTCATAAACGTAACTTTTTACGTCTTCACTATCATAGTCTTTAGGGAGTATTATTTCAAATACATTAGTATCATCTGTTACTATATAGTAGTAGTTATTATTAATAAATAATAGTCCATCTTCTATATTGAAAGAGAGTAACATCTCTTTTAAGTAAGACTCTAGTTTTTCAATTTGTTTCATATCTTTTAAATAAGGGTAAAATTAATGTAAAAGTCTGTATTAAAAAACTTTTAGAGAATAAATTTTATAAGAAACACCCGTTTTTAAAACGGGTGTTTTAGGTATTGTTTTTTAAAATCGGTATCTTCTATAGAGATGTTCTTTTTTCTTCCTGAGAACCTTTCAAAGATAGTGTCTCAGTTACGTACTTAACAGTCTCTTCCCAACCGTCTTTGTATTCAATAGGGTCTACTAAACCAAGATTTAAGAAAGCTTCTACACGTTCAACATCTGAACCTGTTCTTCCATCAGCTTTTCCATCAGGAGTTGGTTCATAAGAAGTAGAAGTAAGCTTCATTACATCATCAAAGCTAATACCCATTTTCTGAGTAGACTGGTAGCCTTTCCATAGAACATCAGTTTTGTTTAAATCTACAAAAGGGGTAATATAGGTTACCAGTTCACTATCCCAGTTTGAAATAGCAAAAGCGTGACGTAGAGAATCAATTGATTCTTGTCTACAGTCAGGGTAGATTGCATGGTCTCCACTGTGTACTCCTAATGCTATCTCTACTTCTTCTTTTTCTTCAGCAGTTGCCATTGATAAAGCTACAGCAAAAAGGATTGAACTAAAGATTACATTTCTATTTGGAACTACAGTAGCCTTCATACTCTCTGATTCATAGTGACCCTTTGGAACTGAGTTTCCAGAACTTAATAAAGAAGAACTTAGAAGACTTCCAACTGAAGTTAAGTCAACTTTATTGAAAGAAATAGGATACCTTAAACCTTTCATATGATTTACAAATTGTTCAGCTCTTTCTAGTTCAACTTTGTGTCGTTGTCCATAGTCAAAACTTACTGTTTTTAATTCATACCCTTGTGCTAAAAGGTGTAATGCTAAGCAGGTGGAATCCATACCTCCACTCAAGCTCAAAACTGCTTTTTTCATACTTACTCTTCTTTAAGTTTTTCTTCTTTTTTTGATTTCTTTCCAACAATAACTTCTTCAACAGGTGAAACTTCCTCTAGAACTGAATCTGAAGACCCAAACCCATTTTTACCTCTTTCTCCTGGGGAATGAGCCTCTTGCCAACCAACAGTACAATCAATCATTCTATGAACAATCATTTGAGCTACAGCATAACCTTTTGGTAGAGTGTGTGACTCTTTTGAACTATTGAATAACTTAACTCCAAACTCTCCTCTGTAAGAATTATCAATAATTCCAAAGTGGGGGTCTACTTCTTTTTTGAAAGCAAGTCCTGAACGTCCTTCAATCTTAAACCAGAATCCAGGGGTAATGTAACCTACTTCTATTCCTACTTGTACAACAGCTGATTCACCTGGTGGAATTGTTACTTCTTCAATTGAGAAGATATCAAAACCAGCATCTCCAGTTAACTTATCACTATAAGTTCTTTTTGGAAGAATAGCATCTTCATGAGTTTTAACGAAATTTATTACCATCTTATTTAATAGGTTTTAAATTAGGGAGATGTCTTATGAGAGTCTCCATTCTCTCTTCTACTGTTCCTGATAGATAGACTAACTGATTTTCATCTATGAGCTTTAATTCTACATGTTTGAATAAAAAGTTTACCATTTTATCTTGAATATCTCTTTGAATTACAGGGTCAAACCACATACCTGTTCTTACACTATCTTCTTGAAGAGGAAATTCAATTGGAAGGATAAAGACTTTCTCTATATACTTACACTGTTTTTTAAAAGCTATCTCTAAGTCTGTAGTACAAACAGTTGGGTCAACTACTTGTGAATAGATAATTTGGTCTATTAGTGACCTTGTAGCTATTCCTCCTCTTACTTTATGTGAGAAGATATTTAGAGAAAGTTCAACTTCATTGTGTATGATTTGCTTTTTCTTTTGGTCGAAGTCAAATCCACTTTTCTTCAACCCTTTTTCTAGAGGTCTTGATAACCCTTCCATTGTTACAAAAGAAGGGTTTAGTTTCAAGATTTCATCTACTAGAGTTGACTTACCTGTACCATGTGAACCTAAAAAGTAATTCATACTACTGTTGGATTAGTTTAGGAAGTTGGATTAAAGTTTCTGGTGCAAGCTCTCTATGGGTGAATCTGATAGGGTTAATATCAATCCCACCTCTTCTTGTATACTGACAAAGTACAAGTAGCTTTTTAGGTTTTAGTAACTCAAAAAGGTCATTGTAAATCATCTCACAAGTAGGTTCATGAAAAGCTTGGTGTGTACGTATTGAAACAATGTACTCAAGTAAACTTTCATAGGTAACTTCTTTTTCTCCTGGTTCATAAGAAATAAAAACCCTTCCCCAGTCTGGTTGATTTGTTATCTCACAGTTACTTCTAAGTAAATTAGAGTATAGTTCTACAATGTCCACTCTCCCTGGTTTAGCTTCTTTTGTCTTTAGTAACTTAGGGTTGTATTCATACTCTTTGATAACTAAGTCTTTTACAAACTCTTCAAGTTTTCTAGCACCAAAGTAGATAGAAGGGTCTCTAAACCCTTTTATTTCAATAACCTCTACAAACCCTTCAGCTACACCAGTAAGGTCTCTTGAAATAATTTCAATAAGAGTCTCTTTGTCTTCAATAACTGTATTATTGAAAGAGTTTAGGTATAGTTTTAGTGACTTAGATTCAAAGATGTTTTTTGAATCAGCTGGATTACTAATTCTTAAAACTAAGAAACAAGGTAAGCCATTTGGTTTCAAGAATGAAACTTCAAAAGCTGTCCAGATATCAGCACCATTCATTGGAGCTGTTAAACTTTTTCTTCTTGGACTTCTTGGAAACCCTTCCAATAGGGTCTTGTCATACTTATCAGTATAACTAGTAGTACTTCCTAATGCCTTTAATACACCCATTCGTTAATAGTATACTGTTTAAAAAAGTTAATATTATAGTTGATGATTTCTTCAGATTCTTCAGTAATTGAAATATCTAAGTTATCAGCCAACTTTAGTTTTGGTTTTGGTTGGTTACTACCATATTGAGTAAATCTACTCCCTATAATACCATGTAAGATGGGAGAAGAAGTATCAATACTAGTGATAAATCGTTTTTCTTCTTCAGTGTATAGAAGAAGTTCTTGTGGATTCTGTATCCCTAAAAAGTGTATTTCTAGTTCACTTAGTATAGTTTTTCCTAATTTTCCTAATAGATATTTGAAAAATTGGAATCTAATAATACTATAGTCTGAATCTTTGATACAGTCAAAGGGAATGGCAATGTAGTAGATACTAGCACTTGTATATGTTAGAATACACTGATAGAGTTCTCTAAATGAATTACCTTGAACAACTCCTATTGGAGTTATCCCTAACTCTCTCAACTCATCACGAAACTGACTATAGAAATCAATTGAATCTTTGAGAGTAGTTTCTTGGTCATGTACTGTATCTGGTAAAATCAAGTGAGATGGCTTAAGTTCTCTTGCAACTGAAATTAATTCTTCAAAAGGAATAGAAGCTCCTAGTTCAAAGGCTGAATTATCAAGAATAGAAAAATCACTTCTCTTCAACTCTTTTTTGTAAAACTCCCTATACTCAGAATCTTGTTTAATCAAGTGTCCAAGTACATATGGATAATCATTAAAAACCCTACTTTTTTCAAATAGAGTCTTGGGTACTTCATGAGATACTTTCATCTTTAGGGTCTACTACTGTTAATAATTGAATAAAACTCAGCCCTGGCTGATGGTTCAGTTTCAAAAGAACCACTAAGGGTAGCTGTATCCATTTGAGAATCATCATTCACACCACGGATTTTACAACAAAGGTGTTCACAACTAATGTAAACAGCTACTCCTTTATTATCAGGGAAAGTTTCATTTACAAAATCGTGAATCTGTTGTGTTAATTGTTCTTGTAGTTGAGGTCTTCTAGAGTAGTACTCTACAATACGGTTCAATTTTGATAAACCTGCCACTACTTTACCTGGAATATAGGCAATGTATGCCTTACCAATAAAGGGTTGTAAATGGTGTGAACATAAACTCTTTACTTCAATTCTCTTTTGTACCACCATACCAGCATACTTAGAGGTATTTTCAAAAGTAGTGATTCGAGGAGGTTCATCATAAGAGCCTGTAGTAGTCTCATTTATATACATCTTAGCTACCCTCTTTGGAGTCTCTCTCATGTTTGGGTCATTCTTCCAATCATACCCTAGTGCAGTTAGAAAGTCACCAAGAGCTTTTTCAGCAGCTGGTAACCTATCTTGTTTGTTATCGTCTCCTTTGAAACTTTGTCCAGAAATAATCTTACTCATAGTTATTAATTAAATTTAGTCTCTATTTCTCCAAAACTAGTAGACTCAATCCCTGT